AGGTTATAGTCTAAAACACCTACATCATATGGGTCTAAAGAGGAAACTAAATATTTACCCGCATCAAATCCTCCATCAAATCGAAATACACCTCCTGTTCTTGAATTAATATTTGGAGGAGGAAAATTAAAGGTCCCAGTAGGAGAAGGATTTTTAATAGTGACAGAAGTAAAGCCATCCCTTACATATGTTATTACTACAGTAGAAAGATCAATACCATCAGGTACATTAGATATACGCCATATACCAGATGCGTCAGTAGTAGTGGTTAATAATCTACTTTGACCTGAGGAGTCAGTATAACGAAGTTTAATAGTTACATTATTTAAAGGATTACCATTAACTGAGTCTAAGAGTCTTCCGGAATATGGGTTAGGCATAATTAAGAAATTTTAACATTTTTAGATAATAATTTTTTATCTTGAATAAAATTATTAATAGATATTGATATATCCTCAGCATCACTAGAAATAGCATTTAGTGAGGCTATTGGTGCTCCAAGTGAGTCAGCAGCATTTTTAAAAGCTATATTTAAAGTATCCATAAAAACAGATAATTCTTTTAATAAAAGATTTAAATTATCCCCCAATACAGGTGGTTGAATATTTATTCCCTCTGTTCCACTAGTAATTCCTAAACGTACTAAAGGAGATGCTAAAACAATTTGAGTTCCACCGTCTATATTAATAGTAGTGTCTGAAGAAAAATGCATTGATTTTTCAGAGCTTAAAATAATACTATCTTTATTAGCGTTAAATACTAGTCGTCCTGAATTTAAAATTATTTGATTTCCTGAATATGAATTAACATTATCGGGAATGTCTGTAGAGGGAAGTTTATTGTATGAGTCAACTAAATTACTTGTAAGAGTAAATTTATTAATTTGTTGGGTAGAAGTTAAATAGATAGATGACATATCATTACCTATATCTTCTGTTGTAGGAACCCAAGGATCAGTTAATAATACCCCCTGCCCATTTCGAATTATAGTAATTGGATCCCCATCTTTACCATCACCATTAGACCAATTATTTTTAATAGCAACCTTACTAACTGTAGATCCTAGCCTAATAGAATTTCCAAATCTGCCTTCATATATAATATCTCCTTCATATGATAATAAAGGATGTATGTTGCTTATATTTGTTTCTTTAAATGTTTTTCCTAAGTCTATTTCAGTAGATTGGTCTTCTACTCTTCGTATAGTTGCTCCAGCAGCGGTTTGATCATAATCTCTTCTTTGTGTATCAGGTAAAATATTAGCAGCTGGGATAGCATTATGAATTTGGCTATTCCAAATATTAATAGGAGGTAAATAATATGGAGATACAGATGTAGTATTAGTAGTAATATTAGTATTAGGAAGATATATTATTGGAACTAATTCATTAATTAATGGATATTGTTTAAGATTTGGAAAAAGAGGATATGCTGCTACTTTACCAGAACTAACATTATTAAAAGTAGGATTTTTAACAGCATCTATAAAAATAGTACCTATACCATTCCATTCTCCATATTTTTTAAAATCTATATGAGTATCATCTAAAATGATATCTATTACTCTATATGTTGATATAGTAGAAGTAGTAGCTCCTCCAGATGAAGCACCCGCAGTAAAATTTGATCCATTACTGGTTTGATTGCCATATGAGACTGTAGGCATTAGTTACCTCCTTCTTTAAATTTGTCTATTTCAGCAAGTAATTGGGCTTTTTCTTCTTCAGAAATACCAAAACCGCCTTCGGCGGTTCCATTATTACTCATAATACGTTGAATAATAGTAGCCATTTTAATTAATTGCTCATCATTTTTAACACTTATTTCTAAGTATTCTTTAATTAAAGGAACAATTAAAGTAGCATCTCCTATTTCGTTTACTAGTGGTTTTAATTCTGATATGAGAGCAGAGATTTGTTTGTCTTTTTTCTTTTGATTATTATATATCTCCTCTAATATGTCAGAAAATTTTTTACCACCAAATACAACATTGTCTAAACCATTCATGATACGTGTTTAATAATAAATATAATTATGGGAAATTTGTATACCCATTTTCTAAATAAAAATAATAATGGTTTTTAAATATATCGTAAAGTTTATTTGCTATTTTAGTAATTTTTGGGGTTTTAGCATCAACAATTTCTCGAATGTAAATGTATAGCGCCTTTTTATTAAATATATCTATGTTTTCTCTTTTACGGAATAATTCTAAAATTGCATCTGCTATTTTAGCATCTCCATCTTTAGGAAATAATTCATAAATATTATTAGAACAATATTTAACATACTCATCTATAAACATTGAAAGTTTTTGATTAATAGGAGCATCATCAATATTATAGCTATATTTCTCATCTGATTCAAGTTCTTCAATCGGTGCTTTGTCTACTCGTTTTTTATAGTTTTTAGTATTTGAAATAATCAAATAACGCTTAGCAATAGTTCCAAAATATGAATACGCTTTAGCCCCCCTTTCTGGGTTGAATAAGTGGATTTTAGAAAGTAAAAATGAAATTACCTCATGTTGTAAATCCTCAATATTACTTACTTCGGTATAGTAAAACTTAAAAGTATGGATAATATTTTCTGTTAATTTAAAAAACGCATAATGGATACGATCACGATATATTTTATTTTTTGTCTCGTAATCTAAAGTATTATTATACTCAACAATTGCATTTTCAGTTTCTTGAGTGAAATACATCCCACTAGTTTTTGGTTTTACTACTACCGCTGCTACATCACTCATAAATTCTTAATATTGAACTGGTTTAAAATACTTTGGATTTGTTTAACTGATTCGAAGAAAAAACCTACTTCATCATCTGATTTGAATGATTCTCTAGCGTCTACTTCTTTAAGTTTTTTATCTGACATTTCAATTATATCAGATATTTTGTTTAGGTAAGACATGTATCCTATCAATATATCTTCTTGTTTTTCATTTTTTCTAAGAAGATTAAAGGTTGTGTATCCTAGGATCACAACCATTAAACTTAATATAACAATTGCTATAATCATATATTATCTAGTAAACTTTTTAATCCTTCACTCTTGATATTACCTAAAGCTTTAGTTTTAATAGGTGCTTTTTTGTTTTTTTCAATTGTGAAATTTAATGATTTATTTTGAGTTGTTCCATTTTTTAATTTCGCATTCCATTCTTGCTCAAATTCAATCCTAGCAGCCATTAAATCTGCCTGGTGGATGATATGTACTAAAGCTGTGCGGGGTTTAGTTTCTGGGAGGTAAGACATTAAGTATGGCTTGTTAGCATCATCATATAAACCATCATGTAACTTAATTGCTAACATCTCATTTTTAGAAAATACAATATCATGAGACATTAACAAATACAAACTGCGGTCTGGGACAGACATGTATTCAAGTTGATTGTTGAATTTGTAATCTTCACCTAGTTTATCTTTTCTCCATTGGTCGTCCTGGGGGAGGTATGATTCATTTTCTTCATCACCCATTTTACCCAAGTCATGATTTAAAGCAGCAAATACTAATTCATCAAAGGTATATGCAGAAGTATCAACCCCCATTTCTTTCCACACTTGGTGGAGTTTAAGAGCACATTGTACTACTCGTAATACGTGATCTACATAACCGCCTGGGAATGCATTGTGATATTCTTTTTTATGGGAAGCAGGCATAAGCATAATACGCTCAGCATATAATTCATAAAATGATTTTAATTCAGAACATCTAGGCTCAGAGATATGCTCATCAATGATGGATAAAAATTTATTCCAATTATCTTGGATTTGTTCTGCTGTTAATTTCATCGCGCAGCAACATTTAATTCATAACCATCAATTGGTTCACTTTCAATATACATTCTGGCTTGGTCAATTGAAGTGTTAATGTTTTCTAAAGCTTCTTTATAGACCTCAACAGGTTGTTGTTGGTTGATAATAAAGTTAAGTTGGTGAGTTAAGCCTTCAATCTTGCTAAGCTCACGTAAAATACTGTCTCTATGTTTCATAATTTAAATATATTTTTGTTAATTTGTTATTATATACATACACCCTTATTTTCTACACATTTTATTATCAAAACCCCTGTGATTCTAATATAACTGAAGAGAATAAATATATCAAGTTATTTTGAGGAAGAATTAATTATGTCTTGAATTTGTTTAAGATAAATACATTTTTCGTATTCTTCTAAAGATTCATAATAATTTAAGGCACTAGTTAGGGTTTGCTTAAAAATTTCATCTGAG